TCTCGGAATCCCATGTTCCTGAAGAGCCTTCACAAGGAATTATATATTTCCACCCTTCATTAATAATAAATGAAGGTACTGTGCCTAAATAATGTCTCATGGGATGTCTAGATTTTTGAATATTAAAAGGAGGGTTGTATTTACGTATAAGAATTTTTTCCCACCGCTTTCTTCTTTTTACATCAGCACAAGGAATTACTCTATAACCATCAAAAGTTTTATCTTTGTAATGACTTCCTAGTCTAGCAAAAATATTTTTACTTTCTCCAACATAAACAGGACTGCCCTTATATGAAAGTATGTAAATACCTTCATTGATAAACTCTTGACCTTCTACTCTGTGCATATAAAAAGGCATGATTGCTTTCTTATCTAAAGTGTTGAAGGCTTTAATTATCTCTTTTTGTTCAGTAAAAGGTTGCGTATATCCTTGTTTAGTAATCATTATGCTCCATATCTTTTTCTTTCCTCTCTAGCATTAACCATTTTGGTACGCCATTCTTCAAAGCCTACATCTAGTGACTTAAGTTCTATTTTTAAAGAAGCAAGTTTGCCTTTTGCTACACCCTCTTTTAATCTAGCTTCATAGAGTTCATCACTATTATCAGCATAAGTCTTTTGAGCAGATATTGTTTTTACACCTTGTGACGTAGCAACCAATTCCAACTTTGCTTGTAGTTTTTTTATGTCAGCTTGTGATTTTAAAAGATTGTATTCGGCTTGCTGTATTTGTGGTGCCAGATCTCTAATCTTTTGTTGCCAAGATTCTACTTGTTCGTTCATACTTAAAAAGGTATATCCTCGTCATTAGAAGTTTCTTTTACCTCAGGCTTCTTTTCATAGATAGGGTTTCCATTTTCATCACAAGGTGTAAGTTTGACGCTTGTATAATCTATACCCTGTGCAGTTTGGCTAAGCCAACCACCAAATTTGTAAACTACTCCATCAAAAGTTATTTTACCTCCTATATCAGGTGTTCCTTCTTTCTTTTTATCCTCAGGTGCGTTGAAATGCAATAACCCCATAGATACAACCAACTCATATTTGTCTTTAGTGTTGCCATCGCCTGTATATTTAAGAATCCCACAATATTTTTCTTCACCATTAATATTGATTCTACCTTTTCTTGGTACAGTTACATTTTTTTCAGTAAATAAATTACCACTATTTTTTTTCATTACATATTTTTCAGACATTATTATCTCCAGTTATTAATCGGTATTCGTTACCTTTTTTATTTTTAATCTTTCTTTTAATTACGATTTCACCATTTAAAGGTAATCCATATTTTTTTCTAGGTTCATATTTACGCAACTCTCGGATAGCGGCACTAATGGTGGGTTCTCCGTAAAACTTACCGACATTATTTTTAATAACATCTTGTAGTTCCCAAAAAGTCCACCATTGTCCGTTTCTCATAGCTAAGTAAACGTAATCTGTAACACTACTAGGCTTGCTCATAGACTTCTATAAGTCTGTCGTATGCCTCTTGAAACTTAACAACTTTGGTTAGTTGTTTGGCTTCGTGTATAGCCTTTGCATTTACCTCATATAGATTTTGCGCATCTGTATCAGGATTATCTGCGGGCAAATATTTACCTAGTTCTTTGATGTACTTAGTAGGATCTCTTTCTTCTACAAGAACCTTACCCTCTGCATCTTTAAACTCAAATGTTACAGTAGCTTTTTCTGCATCGTCATCTTCTTCAACAGTAGCTAAACCACAAGCCATTTGTAATGAGTATCTTTTTGCATAAGATAAAGCAGAACCAAATGCCTGTGGATCAGTTTTAGGTGAAGGCATATGTACTTTGCCTGTAGACAACTCTCCACCATGACCAAAGAACACAGTTTCTACAACTGCCCCTGTATCAGATTCATGGCTTATTTGTTGTATATGTATGCCTTGTTCAGCATAAGGTTGTTTGACAGTATCTAATACCTGTTTTAAGGAAGCATATTTGCTCTTAAAGAATGGGTTAGATGAGTCATTAACAATGTGATTTAGATTTTCAGTTGCCTTAATCATGGCATTAATTAACGCTTGGTTATTCATTTTATATTCTCCATATTTGCTTAGCGAAATTGATTTCATCTTCCCCCCATTTCCAATCGTCTATGTTGGGATAGCAACCATTTGCTAATTCATATTTATCATTTGAGTAGGACAAAAATTGCATAATTGAATATGCTATTTGCTCTACAGTTTCTATGTATTTCTGTACATTTCTTACAGTATGTGAAACTACCTTTTGGTCTTTGGCAGTTACAACAATGTAGTCAAGTATAGGAACACAATTCATAGCTTGCGCATAGACAGAAACCTGTCTTGCATGACCTTCAAATACTTTAGAAGGCGTTCTAGCAGTTGTCTTTATATCTCGTATAGTGTCACCATATTGGAGATCTATAAAGCCTATAATAGGCACTGGTAGATCAGGCAACTGTAACTCTATCTTTTTTTGATAATCTGTTGGTTGACCTAGATCATCATAGAAATCTAATGCAGTTTTAAAATACCTTTGCAGTTTAGTTTTTTCCTCAAGATATTTATTGAGATTAATTTCTTGTTCAGGATAATTGTATTCACATTCAGCTTTATATCCTGTGTACTGTGATTCTACAAGATGTAAGGACTGTTCTTCTGAATGTGGAGTTTCTTCATATCCAAAGTAAGCACCAATACCACGATCTACTGCACTTCCTCTCCACATGGCAGGACCACCACCATTTTTATAACCAAAAAGATAACGCATTATCCACATGGCTTTATCATCTAAGAATGAATTTATAGACGAGGGCGATAGATGTTCTATACCGTGAACATCAAACGGATTATTGCTATTCATTAGTATCTGATTCCGTCAATTGGAAGTTCATTCAAAGGTGTGCCTTCAGGACGATAATCAGGGTGATCTTCGTTAGGATAGCTAAAATGCCTTCTTACTAAATCTTCTTTGACTTTCCATTGTTGCCCTTGATCATCTTCTAAGATATAAGGGTACTTCTTAGCACGAGAACTGTAACCTACTAATTTGAAATAGTAAGGCTTCATATCCCGAATATGAACCACTTCGTTTGTTTTAAGTAGCCACTTACTATATGCCTTTAAAAATTCAAGATGTGATTCTAGTTCTTCACCTGCTTGATCTAAAGCACCTATAGAATTTACTCTTAGCGATTTGAATGTGATTGTGCTATCACTGAAAGATGCGTTACCAGTTTCTAATTGATAACCGTGTTTTTTTAAAATATCCGCAACTTCAGTTTCAAAGATGTTGATAATATTTTTAGCTTCATTTCTATTCATTTTATTTTCTCCAATTTATTAGTTTGTAAATAAAAACCAAGTCCATTATAATTCATATTTGGAATAATTAAAATATATTATGCAGTTAAAAGAATATTTGAAATCTAACAACTACACACAGATGTCTTTTATACAAGAGATAGAAACTCAAAGAAATGTGCGTATACCACAAGGCACTTTAGCTAAATGGATAACAGGTGTAAGAATACCAAGAAAAAAAGAAATGATTTTATTGGTAGAGGTTACAGATGGCAAAGTACAACCAAATGATTTTTATATGTAATGAAGATAGGTTTTACTTGTGGTGCGTTTGATCTATTGCATGCAGGTCATGTAGTTATGCTGAAAGAGTGTAAGGAGAATTGTGAATATTTAATTGCAGGATTGCAAACTGATCCAACAATAGATAGAAAAGAAAAAAATAAACCAGTTCAATCAATGTATGAAAGATATATACAGTTACAAGCAATTAAATACGTTGATGAAATTATTCCCTACGATACGGAAGATAGCTTGGTAGATTTACTTGAATCCACACCTATCAATATAAGGTTTATTGGCGAAGATTATAAAAATATCAGCTTTACTGGCGAAGGTTTACATAAAACTTTTTATACAAGCAGACGTCATACATTTTCAACAACATCACTCAGAGAAAGAGTACAAAAACAGGATATTTAGATGCAAACACAAAATATAAAAATAGAAAAATTGAGTCCATACAAAAACAATGCAAGAAAGCATACCGAGCAACAAATACAACAAATTGCTAACTCCATAGTTGAGTTTGGTTTTGTAAATCCAATTCTTATAGATGAGAACCAAATGATTCTTGCTGGTCACGGCAGATATATGGCGGCACGCTATTTGGAATTACCTGAGGTGCCTATTATTGAAATTAAAGACTTAACAGATGCACAAAAGAAAGCATTTGTTATAGCAGATAATAAAATAGCCAATAATTCAACGTGGGACGAAACAGTGCTTTGGCAAGAAATACAAGAATTAAACAAACTTGGTTTTGATCTAAATATATTGGCTTTTAATGAAATGGAGATCTTGCCTATTACTGATCCTAATGTTGTAGATGATCCTCTAGCAGAGTGGGAAAATATGCCTGAATTTATATCAGAGGACAATACTGCTCATAGAACATTGTATGTACATTTTAATAATGAAGAAGAAGTTCAAAAGTTTGCAGAATTGGTAGGTCAACAGATAACTGATAAAACTAAATACATCTGGTACCCTGAACAAGAAAACATGAACACCGAAAGTAAAAGGTATGAATGATCCTAAATTTCCACTTTATATACCAAGCAAAGGTAGATATGAATCAAGATTAACTTCTAAATGGCTTGATAAAATAAATGTACCTTACAAGTTGGTTGTTGAACCAGATGAGTATGATTTATATGCTGAGCAAGTATCTGAAAATAAATTATTGGTTCTTGATATGTCTTACAAGGACAAATACGAGTATTGTGATGATTTTGGAACAGAGAGGCCAACAGGAAGTGGTCCTGCAAGAAACTTTATATGGGATCATTCTGTAAGTCAGGGGCATAAATATCATTGGATAATGGACGACAATATACGGTCTTTTAGACGTATGAATAAAAATGAAAAGATAAAGGTTAACAATGGTTCTATGTTTGCCGCAATGGAAGATTTTGTATTGCGCTATAAAAACGTGGCTATGGCGGGACCTCATTATACTTTTTTTAGATCTGCGCGAAGTTCAAGTCCTCCGTTTACTCTTAACTCAAGAGTATATTCCTGCAATCTAATTAAAAATGACGTACCTTTTAGATGGAGAGGCAGATATAACGAAGATACTATTTTGTCTTTAGATATGCTTAAAGAAAATTGGTGCACAATTCTTTTTAATGCCTTTTTACAAGAGAAAATGACAACACAAACAGTAAAAGGAGGTAATACAGATACGATTTATGTTGATGGAACTTTAGATAAATCACAAATGTTGGTTAATGTACATCCTGATGTATCTGAGCTTAAGTGGAGATATGGAAGATGGCATCATTCTGTTGATTACAAAGTTTTTAAAACAAAGCTTGTAAGACAGGACGATCTCAAAGTTACAAAAGGCATTAATAATTTTGGAATGAGCTTGGTCGTTAAATGAGAATATTGGTTACAGGCGGCTGTGGATTTATAGGTAAAAACCTTATAAATAATTTGGTGGATAAACATTCTGTAATGTGTCTTGATAACAATTTAACAAGCACAATGGAAGAAACTGTTGCAGGTTGCGAATATATCTATGGCAATACAAAGGACTGCATGATGCTTTCTCATAATAATTTTGACCTTATCTATCATTTAGGAGAATACTCTAGGGTAGAAAGAAGTTTTGAAGATATAGATATTGTATTTGAGAATAATTGGAATTCTATTTATCAAGTTTTAAAACTAGCTAAAGATTGCAATGCAAAATTAATATATGCAGGTTCAAGTACAAAGTTTGGCGATAATGATACGAACTACAAAGAAAGTCCTTACGCATTTACTAAATATTGTAATGCAGAGCTTGTTAAAACATATTGTGATTGGCATAACCTGAGATATGCAATTACATATTTTTATAATGTATATGGTGAAGGAGAGATAGATAATGGTCCTTATGCAACTGTAATCGGTAAATTTTTAAGGGCAAAAAAAGAAGGTAAAAAAGTCAATATAACTGGTGATGGTAAACAGGTTAGAAATTTTACACATATAGAAGATATAGTAGATGCTCTTATAATTGTTGCTGAAAAAGGACAAGGCGATAGATTTGGTATTGGCAGTGATGTTTCATATAGTATTTTACAAGTTGCAGAGCTACTTGATCTAGATTACCAGTTTGCACCAGAACGTAAAGGTAATAGAAAAACGGCAAACTTGGTAACAAAAAATACAAGAGATTTAGGGTGGAAACCAAAAAAAGACTTACAAGAATACTTAAAAAAAGTTTGTTAAATTATTCCAAAAAAGGTTTCTTTTTTTGTAAAACAATGTATAATTATTTATATGGAGGCCAATAAAGGGTTCCTTAAATTGAGAAAAATAAAATGAAAGAAAAAATAAAATTATCACCAAAGTGTCTTCCTATATATAGAGGACTTTGTACTGAACTTAATGATTGGATTCATTATCTTGGTTTTCGTTCCGATGAAGAAGCTATTCAATCGTTATTTATTAATGAACAAACAGTAAGCGTTTTAGAGAAGATCACCGAAGTAGATGAAGATTGGCATATTTCTAAGGCTCACGTAATTTGGAGGGACAGGCATTAAGCCTGTTTCTCTACTTGGAGAAAATAAAATGAAAGAAAAAATATTACAAGAACAATCAAAAGAAAGTTTTGAAGAATATATAACTAAGAAAAACAAGTCAGACCTTCTTTGCACAGGGCAAGTTTTTTATGAAGATGGTACTGTAGGCACTACATACCACAACGATAGTGGATTGATAGGATTATGGCATAACAGATACTGTTACATAATACCCGAGCACCTTCAAAAAAGAAGCAGTTTTGAGAAAAAATCTACAATAGCCTTATTAAACAGAGCATAATCATGGAAAATTTAAAAACACAAACAGTCAAAGTAGAGCTTACGCTAAACGAATTAGTTACTCTTGGAGTTATGGTAGATAAAGAACTGCTCAGCACACAAGATGTTCACGAAAAAGAACATTTTACTCAAATCAATAACAAACTTAATTTAGTTTAATATTCCAAAGAGGTTAGATAATGATTAGAAAAAGAATATCTAAAGACTATGAGGTTAGAGTTAGTTGGTATAAAACTAACTCTGAAGGTTATTGGTCAGGTGGGGATTTGATAGACATGATTCCTATATCAGACTTTTGCAAAGACAAATTATCAGATTACAAAGATGACTTAGGGAATGATGAAAAGTTATCTTTAGAAATATCTGAAAGATTTTATGTTAGATATAGTTCAGATGATGAATGGGAATTTGTTGAAGACGAAATCTGGGGTTTTTACGATGAAGAATACGGATGGAGTATTGATTCATGCGAAATACCTTTGTGGATCAAGAAAAAATTAAATCAATGGCGAGCAAAACAATTAAATAAAATTATTCCAAAAAAGGTTTAATAATTTCCTATTTGATATATTATCTTCCTACAACTTAGTAAGGAGATAATATGTCAATTGAATTTGTTAATAAAGTAAAAAAGCTACAAGGCTTAAAACCTACCGAAAAATACATACTTCATATCATGGCAGACTATGCTGATGAGAAAGGTAGTTGCTACCCCTCACATAGTCACATTGCGCAAATAGTTGGGTTACAAACAACTAAAAGCGTAAAAGTAGCCATAAAAAAGTTTGTAGAACTTGGCTTAGTGGTCGTAAAACATAGAAAAAAAGAAAATGGAGGTTGTACTAGCAATAGATACTTCTTAAATCCAAATATGGTCACAGAGAACCCTAGGGTCCTAGAGGAGACCACCCCTAGTACCTCCAAGACCTACAATACTAAAGATAATACTAAAGATATATATAGTGAAAAATTTGAGATCTTTTGGAGAATATATCCAAGAAAGATTGCAAAGAAATCTGCATATAAGTCTTGGTCAAAGTTTGATGAAAAACATTATGACAAGATTCTCTATGGCGCACAGAGATTTTCAGAACAAAGTCAAAAAACAGAAGAGAAATATATTCCACATGCAACTACTTGGTTAAATCAAGAAAGGTGGTTAGATTTCTTTGAAACAGATAAATATGGTTGTGTAATAAAAGCAAAACCACAAAAGAAAATTAATAATTTAGCGGGGTAAAAAAATGCAAGTAAAAAAACTAATAGCACTTCAATCTATAATAGAAGATAGAAAAATACCAAGTGATATGACTAATGAAAATACCTCTGATTACATCTATTTTTCAGAGTCAAGACAGGAGTTTATAGACATACTGGAAATGGACTTAACACATATGATTAGGGCATTTCGTAAAACTTTAGACGAGTTGCAGATAGAGAGAGAAAGACCGCCTGATTTTTTAAATTATGCAGAAAAAATGATTAAAGAATGGAAAGAGGGACAAAAATAATGAATAAGAGACCAGAAGAATATGGAATAAGGTTAAGATCTCAAGAACATGGATCACAAAAGATTAAATGTCCAGAGTGTCAGCCACCACACAACCCTAGAGATAATCCACTTACTGTAACAATAAATGCTGAAGGTACGGTATGGTTTTGTCACCATTGTGAATGGAGAGGCAGTTATTTTGAGAAAGGCATGACACCTTTTTCTTTACCGAAGCAAACGTATACAAGACCAACCAAGCCTATAGAAAACAGTACAGACAAGATGTACAAATTCTTTGAAAGGAGAGGTATATCAAAAACAGTAGTAGATAAATTTAAAATATTTGACGAAAAAGGGTGGTTTGGTTTTCAGTATTTTAATGAGAATAGTGAACTTGAAAATATTAAGTATAGAACCGCAGACAAAGGTTTTAAGCAAACAAAAGGTGCAAAACAAATACTTTATAACTACGACAATATTTACAAGAAAAAATCTATAGTATTTGTAGAAGGAGAAATGGATGTACTGTCTTGTGAAATGGTTGGATATGATGCAACTACATTACCAAACGGAGCACCAAAGGAAGCAAAGTTTAATGAAAATGATGCGAGATTTAAGGCATTACAAAACTGTCCGCTTGAAGCTACCAAAATAATTATATTTACTGATACAGATAGTGCAGGCAGAGCTTTACACAAGGAACTTTTACATAGATTTGGTAAAGATATATCTTGGTTTGTACGTCTACCTGAAGGTTGTAAAGATGCCAATGACGTTCTTATGAAGCATGGTGATAAAAAACTAAAAGAAATTTTGGACAATGCAGAGCCTTATCCTGTAGAGGGTCTATATACGGCTAATGATTACTATGGCAAGTTGCATGATCTTTATAACGGTAATTATGAAAAGCCATTAGAGATAGGCATACAAGGCTTAGATGATATATACAAGATAATGACTGGAACATTCCATACAATTACAGGTATACCGAATCATGGTAAGTCGTTATTTTTAGACCAAATACTTATAACTTTGGCAGAGAATCATGGTTGGAAGTTTGCAATATTTTCACCTGAACACAGTACAGAGTTTCACATAAGAAGAATGGCACAGATGTATATGAAGAAAAGTTTTGACGAAGGCTTTGCAAATAGAATGACGGAGCAAGAATTAAATACTGCTATTGATTTTACACATGAGCACTTCTATTTTATAGAAACAAGAGATCATGTACCAAGCATTGACCATATACTATCAATAGCCAAAAGCAGTATATTCAAACATGGTATAAATGGTTTAGTTATAGATCCTTTTAATGAAGTCAGCGCCAAGAGGTCTGGCAATACAAGAGAAGATGAGCACATACGTGACTTTATTTCCTTATGTAAAAGATTTAGTCGTATATATGAGATTGTTACATGGATAGTTGCACATCCAACTAAACTACAGAAAGGAACAGATGGAAATTATGCACCACCCTCAGCATACGATATAAGCGGAGCGGCACATTGGCATAACATGGCGGATGCAGTTCTTACAGTACATAGAGACTTTGACACAAGTACAACTAACGTAATAACAAGAAAGATAAGAGAGCAAGACCTATACGGTAAGATTGGAGAAGCTACATTTCAGTACAACTTTGACAAACATAGATTCTTACCATTTAAGAAAAATAATGTATCTGATTGGAGTGGAGTTAATTTTAATGATTAGTGTATAATGTAACTACAGATAGTTCACTCAATCTGCAAGTTAATAAAATAAAATGAAAGTTATTAAAAATTAAAGGGGAATTCCGTAGTTCCCCTTTTCTATTATTTAAAACGTATTTTATTTACTTTTTCTCTTTCGTCTAATTTGTATTGTTTTCTTATATTATTGTTAATATCTAATACAGTTTGCAGAAGAGACATATTATCTTGTGAAAACTTAAGAAAGGCTAAAGTGTCTTTTGGTAGACAAGCACCACCAAAACCACGTTTTAGATCATAACCTGGCACTTTTGTATGACTTGAGCCTATACGTTTATCTAAAGTGACACCTTTCATAACAGAGTTGTAAGAACAGTTATTGTCTTGGCAAAGATCATACAACTGGTTAAAGAAAGAAACTTTGGTGGCAAGAAAAGAATTACAGGCATACTTAATAAAAGATGCTTCTTGCGGTGTAACAATTACATAATGCAATGCTTCACACATAGAATATTGTTTGTACAAGTTAATGAGCTTATTAGAGGCATCATGACTACCGCCTATTATATGGTAATCTGCATTAACAAATTCTTCATTCGCTGAACGTTCTGTCAGAAATTCAGGGTTATAAATTATATTAGGGTTGTTATGACTTGTTATGAGATCTCCAACAATATCTGGTGTCACAGTAGATTTAATAACAATTAAGTCAGTGTTGGTCTTCTGTACTAGATAATCAACTGTTTCTGTAACTATAGTGGCATCTACATTGCCTGTTTCTGTATTGGTTGGTGTAGGCACACAAACAAAAACTACATCATGTGGAGTCTTGCTTAATATGGATATATCAGTGTTATAAACAGGATCAACTATTGTTTTCTCCATACTAGGGTGTGTAAATGCAAAGTCTACTGCTTTACCTACGAAACCATGTCCAACTATTCCTAATTTCATGTATAACCTCTGTTATTGATAGAATAATCATACAACATTATTTCCATTTTGGAATGATTTGGGATATTATCCTGAGAAATATTGAGAATATATGGTTAAAAAATCTAAATATGTAAAACTCACTGATGACCTTAAGGGTGAGATCAGAATACTATATGTACAAGGTTTTGATGATGAATCAGGTAATAGAAAAACATATACACTAGATGAACTTGCTCTCAAATTTAATATAGCCAAGTCCACACTTTATAGAAACGCACAGCAAGATAATTGGAAAGCACAGCGTGAACAGTTTCAACAAGAATATTTAATCGGTCTTGATAAGCAAAGACAGAAAGATTTAACAGAGGAATCTAAGAAGTTTGATACAAATAGCATAAATCTAGCTAAAGCATTATTAACAACGGTAGGACAAAACTTAGCTAGAAATAACCAAGAATTAAATGAAGGAAAGAAAGGTATGATGCCTAGCCAGCTACACGCATTAGCCAATGCCGCATTATCTGCGCAAAGACTTGCTAAGTTAGCACTAGGTGAAGTAACACATAATGTGGAGATAAATGGAAACTTACAAAACAACGCCTTCAGAGAAGCTATGGAACTGCTTGACTCAGTTGCAGACAGACGCAGAGAAAGCGACGATCAGCCTGTACACTGATTGGTTAAAGGCGGCAAGAACCAAACAACTACAACCAAAAGAACAACACTACATCTGGTTAATACTGGCAGGCAGGGGGTGGGGTAAGACTAGAACTGGTGCACAAGATATAGCCTTATACGCATTAAGAAATCCAAATACCATATCTGCGGTAGTAGCACCAACACATGGCGACCTTAGAAGAGTTTGCTTTGGAGGACCAAGTGGTTTAATGACAATAATTCCACAAGAGTGTTTTAGTACAGAGAAGGATAGGAAAGG